CCTATATGTATTTGATTTATATTATTATTTATAATAACAAACTATTATATTTGACCAATTATTGTAAATCTTTTATCTGATCTTTTATCACTATTTTTATGCATAATATCATTTTCGGTCATTGAAATTATATCTATACAATCTGGCATCTGATTCTTAAATTCAGTTAGAGATTTAACAGAATTGACATGATCTTTAACACCTATCATATCATTGGATTGAAATGCTATAAATGTGCCTGGCATTACTTGATCCCATTTATCCCAATATTTCATAGGAGGCATATGTTCACATGATGTATTTATTATAAGGTCAGCTTCTTTTAATTCAGGCAACCTATCCAACCATATGTTACTTGTTTTTATGGCAGCATTGGATGATATTGGTCGTACTTTGTTAAAATAACGGCAATTGGCATCCATATCATAACCTATTATAGAATTACAATATTTAGACAATAATGGAAATAATACAGCTCCATACCAACAGGCAAGTACTACAACATTGTCAACTTCATCAAATATACCTAATGATTCAATAGTTGATATTAGGTGTTGTTTTGATGTGTATTGATTTTCTCTATAGCTATTCATCACATTATCAATAATATGGGGTCTGTTATCAAGTATATATTTAAGTCGTCCTAATATTTCAAAAGTTTGCTTATTCATATGATTCCCAATATTCTTTAGCCCACCCTGTTGCATCATGAAGTTCTATACCATTATATTCATTATTATTAAATAGACATACATTATACTCCGGCAAACATAAATAAACTTGTTCTCTTGAAGGTTCATGCCCTTTATTATAACTATAAGCTGTTTGTTGTGGGAGATATTCAATCTCTTTACTGCAAACATTGTATAATGTCTTATCTAATCCTTTATAACAATACGAATAATAGTTATAACGATACAGATCATCAAAAATAATATTATAAACATCTTTATATGATGAATATGTAAATATTATAGATGAATTAACGCCTGTACCAAATGAACCAAAATTTGCATGTAAATGATCTCTATCGACCCATGGTGATTTTATCACTGTTAACTTTGAAGGATTATACTCACTCAAGTATTCAGTCCAATCTTTGAGTATTAACATATCTATATCCAATAGCAATATTTTACCTTCAAAGATTGGATCAGTGACTGCTTTTATTTTCTGGCTTGTCCATACTTCACCACCCCATTGACCTTGAGGTATGCTATACTTAGCTATATCATGTATAATAATATCATCTTTAATTCCATCATTATTGTCAGTTATACAATGAAATTTAAATGGAATCCTTATATGATCAATACATTGGTTGTATAGTCTATTTACATACTTAGCACTATATTTTGTGCCCCACTTTAAACATAATATATTAATTATCATCGGAGATTCTACTACTTTATAAAGTTTTTATTAATATCGTCTTCTATTTTTTTAGATTTAAATGATATTTCATTTCCAGATGCAATTAGACATGCTACGTTAGCAGTATGTAATTCAATTATCTGGAATTCATTGGATTCTAAATGATAGTATACTATTAACGGCACACCTACAAAATTGACAGCATCCTGAGTTATTATTGAGATACCTCCTAGTAGTGGTTTACTACCAAGCTCGTCTAATATAGTAATCAATTCTTGTGGTGTTGCACATTGAACTGGTTTTTGCACCCATTTAGGTTCTGCTGTAGCTATACTACTAATTGATATCAACAATAAAAATAAATATATTAATTTAATCATTACCTTCTCCGTATTGTGAACGAACCTCCATAAATTTATATATCCATTTATCTCTGTGTTCTATAAATATTTGTGGTTCGTTTGCATCATTAGCAATCAATGTTACTAATTGTGTTATTGGTTCCTTTACTCGTTCTTCCCACATTACTGCATACGCAGCTTCTTGCATAAAATAATTTGTAACCCATTCTTCTTTTTTTACTTTTAATGATGTTTTAAAGTCAATAATAGATAATTTATTATTATACTCCGCAACACAATCAACTGTCCCTGCACTTTTTAAATAGTGTGAATATAAAGGTGCTTCAAGGGCTCTAATGTTATTTATTTTACTTTTAATTATATCTTTGAGTTGTATAAAAAGAAAATTGTCAGAAGGCATTATTTTTTCTTCTGACAATTTATTTTCTAGATAATCTTCACACATTTTATGAACTGATGTGCCACGACGAGAAGCTTTAGTTGATATCTTTTGTGCTTCTTTGCTACCAATACGCCTTCTCCATTCAACAATTGCTTTCTTATTTAACTGAGATAGTACCGTTGTCACTGACGGATATGCTTGACCAGTTGGAGTCTGGTATACTCTGCCCTGTTCCGTTGTGATGCGTTTTAATTTCTCTAATTCCACTGTCAGCGGAATGTGGGTAAATTGTTTCATGTTTTACATACTCTCTTGCTATAATATAATCACGCACAAACCCAGATCTTACAATATCATTAACACCAAATTCTATCATAGCTACTGATGCCATATTTTTTAATATCTTTATTGTTTGGTTAAATCCAGTTTGTTCATTATTTAAATCTGATTGTCTAATATCACCACACAATATTAATTTAGAATTGTTACCTATTCTTGTTATTAATGAGTTAAGTTCATGATCGGTCATATTTTGAAATTCATCAATTAAAATTATTGAGTTGTCTAATGTTATGCCACGAATAAATGATGTAGACATAAATTCTATTATATTTTTTTGTTTCAATATTTCATATGTGTCACCCCTACCAAATAATTGATTAGTTATTTGTTTATAAGGTTCTTCATATACTTTCATCTTATCTTTTTGACTTCCAGGAAGAAATCCCATGTCTCTGGTTGGAACAACACTTCTAAATATATACACTTTATTATAACGACCACTTAAAACATCGTTTAATGCATTGTATATTGATATGTACGTCTTGCCAGTACCTGCATAACCATATAAGACAAGGTTCTTATCTTGTTTATATTTGTTAAATGCTATCTCTTGATTAGTTGTTTTAGGTTTTATTCTTTCTAATTTTAAATTGTTTTTAAGATTATTTTCACTAGATCCATCATTATTACTATGTTGCCTTCGTTGTCTTTTCGATAATCGTTTAGATAATTTTGACATTAAGCAATCCTTGGTTAGAGTTAAAATTAATCACCTACATTAACATTATCACTTCCTGATGCTGTGTGGCCACATATAGTGTTACCATCGCCAGCGTTACATACTGCTATTCCACCAATAAAAACTTTATTGGAACCAGCAATAATATTTTGGGGAATATGTGGGAGTGGTGCATGTCCAGCTACACCATCCATGTGAACAATTACCTTACTACCATTAGCAAATACACTTGATTGAGATGGTATTAAATCTCCCCCAGATGTATCATTATCTCTAGATATACCTGGCATTATTGTAATCCTCCACGAGCTTTCCATTTTTTTGCAAAGTTATTTAGTTTAACTTCTTTAGTTGATCTTCCACCAACTTTGTCAGCTAAAGTAGATGTTGGATTTGCTTTAGCTATCCTTGATTGTAATTCATTCCAACCACCATCTTTATTATTCATAGCACTTTTTTGAGATGATATAAAGTTAGGTGTTGACAATACTTTTTTAATATTGGAATTTAATTTTAAATATAATTCCATCTCACTAATAGACATAAATGTCTCTTCGTATTCATTAGTATCTGTATTATGAAATTGATATGTTGGCATATTATTATATAGCTTTTTTAAGAACTGGCAGCATTTCCGGAAATGCATCATTTACAAGATTGTATGTAATATTTTTTATAGGACATTTTTTATCTTTCATGCCTATTAATAACTTAGCATCATCAGGGTGGACAAATTCAAGCATTTGCAAGAACATTGTTTCTTTCTTAATACGATGTAAATTTGCGCTACTACCAGATTCAGTAGTTAATAAATGATTGGCTTTTCTAATTTCTTTATATATAAATGTCTCTGCGTTAATAGGATCACCGGGTTTATATGGTGGTACGCCTGCAGGCAAATCAAATATTGCTTTAGGGTGGAATGTAAAATGTAAATATGCTTGTAGATTAGGTACATGCTTAACATAATACTTTAGTGCGTCTGCTCTTTGTGCTTGGGGTTTTTTTGAGATGTCGTTTAACATCTGTGTAAATGTGGGTTTCGCCATTAGAATTCACCTATATGTTCCATTAAATTTTTTAGCTTATATTCAACAAAATAATTAAATAATTTATCTCTTTTATTAATACTACTATTTATATAGGTATCAATTACAGATTTTTTAATATTCTGTGGTGTATAATTTAAATCTATTAGTGTTTTATTTCTCACCCAATTACGAGTAATTTCTTCATTAATTTTATTATTATCATCGCAACTTAATATTTCCTCAAGCATTTTCTTTCTAAGAGGCCTTTGTCTACTATTAATAAAACAATCATCTTTAGATAATACATTAGGTATACCATCACCTCTATCACCTCTAGCTATGTGTTCTAGCAAATATTCTGCCGGGGAATCAGATTTAATCCATCTATTTCTTATAGGATCATATTGATGCACATTAGCATTTACTTGTAGTTGTATAAAGTCTTTATCTGCAGACAATATAAGAATAGATTCTGTAGAGCCATTCATAAGTTCCACACCATACTCTTGACATAATGTACCTATTATATCATCAGCTTCAGCACCATCTATTTGTATAATCTTATATGGGAAGTTATCTATAAGTTCTTGTTTAATTTTATCCATCGAAGCAAATAAGGAACTCCAATCTAATTCAGACTTCTGTCTAGCTACTTTTCTATGTGCCTTATAGTAAGGATAAAATTCTTTTCTCCAGTATTTTTTATCATCACATGCAAATATTAACTCACCATACTTCTCACTATACTTCAATTTAAATCCACGTATAGTGTTAAGAACCATATGGCGCAATAGATTCTCCGATATCTCTATATTGGTGTGATTACCTATTTGCGCCATTAGATTCGCTATCATTACTTGATTCATATCTACTATTATCATTTATCTCTCTCCGTTATAATATACTTTATTATAACATAGAAATGCTAATAAATCAAGCTATTTAATTAATTATTTTATGAATGCGATAATTTAGAATTTTATTTATTATTTCGCGTTTGCGATTACTGATTATCTTTTTCCATTGATATCTTATGAAATAGTTCATATCCACCCTCCCCGATTAAAGTTAGAGTGCGTTCCTTCAGCAAATGCTTACTTCCGCCTTTTCAGGTGAACGTATATGTATTTATGTGTCATCAGAGTTCTGTATTTGTTTTAAATGCGTTAAGGATTGTTTAACATCTACTATATTTTCATTGCCAATTAGATCTATTATTAATGTTGTCACTCCAATATCCTGATCTAATATAGCCATTTGTTCGTGCAGTTTTTCTAATTGCTTTTTGTAATAATCTAATTCTTGTTGTTTTCTTAACCTAGATTCAATCAAATCTACTAATGATATAATTTTACTCATACTGCGAAACTCTCTCCGCAACCACAAGATGCGACAGAATTTGGGTTTATTACTTTGAGGAATGATCCCCCAAGTTCATTAACATAGTCTACTGTGCATCCTATTACAAACATTTCGCATACGGGGTCAAGTACAAGTATATTATCAATTGGGTCACTCCAATTTACGTCGGGCCAGTTCTTTTTGAAATCCCATACATATGTCCAACCACTACATCCACCACCTTTAACACCTAGTGTTACATAGTCTCCAGGGTCAGCAACTTTCTTTAAATATTCCTTTGCATTATTTGTTAGAGTAATCATCTTACTTTGGCCACCGAGCCATCTTTTTTTGCAAGAAATGCTTCAAAATCAACATTGGGATATTCTTTTTTTAATGACAATAATGCATTTAAATTGCCTTTATCGTCATCAAATAATCTTACTCTTTTATATATCTTTTGGTCAAGATATTTTTTAAATACTACTACTTTATTATCTTTTGCTGGACCTGGACCCAAATTACCAGACCGTTCAACATAGATTTTATCAATATCTATTCCTTGTTTTCTAAATGTATCTAGAAATAAATCTCTATCATCAAAATCTGCTCTGGCGGTAACTATAATAACCTTTGATCCAGAAGCTGTAGCATGTTTTAATATAACTTTAACTTTATTAATCATCTTAGCTATAGGTGTAGAAGTTTTATTAAAAATCTCTGCATTTTTAAATTCACCAAAATCAAATTTCTCCCCTGGCTTTATTTTATACTTATTAAATTGTTTATTAGATAATTTATTAATTACCTTACCATCTTTAATAACTCCAACTTTAGCTTTAGTAATAAACATTGTCTCATCAACATCAAATATAGTCAACCCCTTTCCAGAAGCTTCTTCTAAAAATGATTTATAACCAAGCATCATAATATTTGGCATAACTTATTCCTCCCCTAAATCAAATGCAAATGCAAATGCAATATCAGAATTTTCCAATTTCATTTTTGCTGCATATTCTTGTAAGGTGTGAGATACACCAACTCTTCTTGCAAGAGTGGATTTAATTGCTTCATGAATTAAAAGCATATCTTGTTTATATCCTTCGTCATCATCAATATTAACACCAATAACTTCTAATTCGGTAAATATCTTCATAGAGATATCTACCGACATAGTTCTTACAAATGATAATCTAGTTTTAGCTATAGATAATCTCATATCATCTACAGATTGTGGTGGTGATGATTTTTTATATATTGGAAATTCTATTATATTTGTCATTAATATCTCCTAACATATTATTTATATCTTCATACCTTTTGTTTTTTTCTTAGTTTTTTTAAAAAGTGCAGCAAGAGGAGAATTATCTTCATCAGCCATTTCTTTTGTATACATTCCAATATCATCATATACTGTGTTTATTGTTCTTTTCACAGTACCGTCTGGATTATATGCTTTTGCTATACAAGTATATTTTACTTTATTTTGTTGATTTACACCATACATAGGATCTATCCAATCACCTTTTTTAAGATAAGCTTCTATATGTCTAATATAACCTTCAATATCTGCTAATTTAGATATTGATCCTTTTACATTTCTTTTTATTGCTGACCGCAATTC